CTTATGGCACCCCAAAGTGGGCAATAATAACGAAATAGTGCTTGACTTTAATTCAATAATAAGGTATAATAGTTATTGTAGGTTGGGAATTTAATTTAATTATATTATGAGGTGTTAAGTGAGTAAAATTAATCTGGTGTTTCGTAGGAAGTTTGAGCAAAATCTGATTGCCATGTTCCCAACTGCAATTGCATCCGGAGTCATCTCTAGGAAACAACTGGAGCAGGTCAAGGCAAAAATGAAAACCGATAAAGCAGTGCGCTACTTGCAGCAAAATAAAATTGGGTGTGGGTTGTATTCTATCGGGTACGGTTTGTATTCCACCCCATTATAAACTATAGGAGAAGTGAATGAAGTCAGTCGAAATTAGTCAAGTGAGTAATGGGTTTGTGGTTATTGTCAGTGATGATGATAGTGGTGAGCAAAGTCGTTATGTGTTTGCCAAAGAGTATCAAGTTATGAAGTTCCTGAAGTCAATATTCAAGAGTGCTGAGTAAGTTATATATGATTTTATATGAGTATATTCCAAAGCGAAAGAAATTGAAACCCACTGCTGCAAAGCGGTTGTTACAGAAATCTTGGACAGAGTTACTGGAGAAATACAATGTCAAACAAAATAGTAAAGTCAGTCTGCGGTCTAATAGCATTGAGCATCGCCTTCCTATCAGGGATTTTGGCGGAAGTATTCGAAGTCTAGGTGACGGCATAGGTACGGCAACAAAGAAGGCAACAAATGTTTATACTGGCACTGCTATGATTGGAATAGCAACCATGCACAAATCTAATAGCGTGCCAGTATTTTCTGTTAATGAAGCGATTGAAATATCTAAAATGAGACGAGGCTAAAAGTGAGCAATTTACAATATGCATCAGATGTATCGCACGATAAGTCAAAGTTACAAGAGTTGCTGGATGAGGTGATCATTCAGAAAATGAAGATGGATAGGTTCTTCAGTATGTTTCTTGAGAAGTTTGAGAACGATATGGATCCAGATATTCTGGGTACACCTATCTGGAATCTATACAATGCCAAAATGGCACAGTATAAAGAACTGAGATCCCTGGAAACAGCAACCAAATACTACCTGGCTCGATAATATGATATTCAATAACTCAACCGAGTTCTCTCTGTATATTGAGGAACTGTCTGCAAACAAGCGATTGACCCATATGGATGCTGTTCTGTATTACTGCAAGGAAAACTATGTGGAACCAGAAGAGATCGCTCCATTGATCAGTATGGCACTGAAAGACAAGATCGCAATGAATATGCGGGCTGACCGCATGCTGCCAGATAGCACCCCTATGCTGGATGTATGATAACTGGGTTTCGCTGTTACAAGTATTACATATCAATCAAGTTGCATTTCACCAAGGACAACTATAATGTCTTTGAGACTAGGGGTAATGTAAAGGGTTCTGAGGAAGCATTCATTTCCAGGAATGATCGATATATATTCGAGAGGATAGCAAGGAAGTATGATACCGACCAAAAGGTGATAAAGTACTTTGTATCGAACTTCAGTTACGGCAATGATGCGGTAGTGTATAACGAGAACGATGCCGAGGATAACCTGCTGGAGTGGAATCGTCGGAGAGAAAGTCTTACCAGAGTGTTTGAGAATGATCTAAATGAAGTGATGTTGCAGAAGGAAAAGAATAACCTGTCCAGGAAACAAATATTTGAGTTCAACCTGGATAGTTATCCTCTACTTCTCAAGATGTACATAGGAAAGAAAGTCACGATTGAGACGATGTTCCTGTTAAATAAACTTGACGGATATCTGAAATTGTGGCATAATAGTTCTATGCTACTCTGGGAAGAAGAGCGAAGAAGGATTGAGAAGTGCGAAGGGTTCGTGAAGTTTGATCCCGTAAAACTATCTCAAATTTACAATAACTTTATAGGAGAGTTAGACTAAAATTATCATGGGAAAGACACGAAGATACTACATAGATAAGTTTGATGAGAAACAAGAAGGTCGGTTCACGGGAAACAAAAAGGTGAAGGGTATGAAGGTACTAAATACCATTGATGAAGACGAATCATCAGATCCCTTTGTAGATGAGGCAGGAGTGACTGATCAAATCTTTATCACACATACTAAACATACTAATTAATACGATACTTAAAAGGAAATAATATGGATCTCAATACGTTACGTAAGATGCGCAATACCGACTTCGGTAAGATTGCACAAGAGTTTGCAAACATCTCCACTCCAGGAACAAGCAAGTCATATCAAGATGACCGGATCTGGAAGTTAGAAGCAGACAAGGCAGGCAATGCCTCTGCCACCATTCGCTTTCTGCCTAAGACAGAGGGTGATGAACTACCATGGGTCAAGGTATTCTCACATGCCTTCCAAGGACCGACCGGTAAGTGGTACATCGAAAATTCATTGTCAACAATTGGACAGGAAGATCCACTGGGGCAACTGAATAGCAGTCTTTGGAACTCTGGTTCCGATGCCAACAAAGAAATCGCCCGCAAACAAAAGCGCAAGTTGCATTTCTATGTAAACATTCTAGTTGTCAGTGATCCTAAGCATCCTGAGAATGAAGGTCAAGTCCGTCTATTCAAGTTTGGCAAGAAGATCTTTGATAAGATTATGGATAAGGCACAACCGACTTTCGAGGATGAAAAGCCAGTCAATGTGTTTGACTATTGGGAAGGTGCAGACTTCAAGTTACGTCAGCGTAAGGTTGAAGGATATCCTAACTACGATCAATCAGTGTTTCTGGAACCAGCGGCAATCGCCGAGGATGACGAGACAATTCTGAAGATTGCAAATGCCCAGCATAAGTTGGCAGAGTTTACAGATCCAAAGAACTTCAAGTCCTTCGATGAACTGAAGAAGAAGTTGGAGATGGTTCTAGCAGCAGGTGGAGTTGCTTCTAAGACTGCTTCGGATATGATGGAAGAGGAAGTATCGAGTTACTCGCCTCCAGTTGCAAAGAGCAAGGCAGCACCGGAACCAAAGGTGAGCCGTGCCGCAGCAATTGAGGAAGATGATGATTCGCTTGCTTACTTTCAGAGTATTGCAGATGCGGACTGATAAGTAACTGCTTCAAGAAAACCACCTTCGGGTGGTTTTTCTTATTCTTTACCAAGAATAAGCATTTGCCATTGACTTATCGACATATCTATTGTAGGTTGAGTCGGTATTCACGGGTGAATGTTTATATACGGCAACATGGTGTTGTTCAGACTTATTATTAGTGACCGGAGCAACAACCACACTGGCAGATACCCCACCTTGAGCAGCACCTGCATTGTCGGCAGACTTGCCATATACCGTTGCGGCAGTGGTTGGTTTTATGGCAGATGCCATGGCCAATTCTTCCTGTGTGGAGAAAGAATTGCGGTTACTCATCTGCTTATTTCTTTGTTCCTGCGTAGATTCAACATTCCCCTTATTTGCCGGTGCCAAGTCAGTTGTTGTGGGTTCTCCAATGGAAAGTCCCAGATGTTTGTTTATGAATGCAGTTGCGTCTGGGAATGCTGCCTTGAATACCAACCCAACAAAATCAACCATAGAGGTAAAAAATTCCTTTACGTTGTCGATGATATCACTCATTGCATTTATTACATTGTCTTCGAACCATGCGCCGACATCATCGGTGAAGGTTTTCTTGAACCACTCTGGGTCAACTAATCCCAGGGTAAGACCGGAAAACAATCCGGCAAGACCTGCTGATATTATGTCTTTCCATTCTGCACCATCCACTGCTGCTCTAACTCCGTCCATGATTCCGTTTAAAATAGATAGCGGCAATGCTATTTTAACAAACAAAGCTCTAAACAAAAGACGTAAAGCAGCACGGGAAAATACTGCCTTTAATGCTCCAAGAATGGCAGACTTCAATGTAGTGAGAATTCCAAGTAATGCACTGGCACCGAGTATCCCAGTGGCAATATCCCATGCCCCTGTCTTCTCTGCAACCTTCTCAGGACCCGCTTTCACAACTTTATCTCTTTCCACACCAGTGGCAATTCTTTTCAGTAATTTTGATTGTTCGTCCACTTTGGCGATTTGTTCATCTCTTGCCTCTGGATCACTGGACTTTCCTAATCTAGAATCTTCGTTCTGTAGTTCTCCTGCTAATTTCGCGCGTAGTTTAATCTCTTCGGATAGACTGATCTGCTCATCGGAAAATCCTTGGCGTTTCATTTTCTGTATGTATTCTTCGTTCTTTATGATAGCATTCTGAATCTTCTGTTGTCTATCAAAACTGGCAGAGACTTCTCGCTCATATTTCTTATTGAATTTTTGTATGCTTTCCCCTGCTGCCTGTGCCGCTGACTTCTCAAGTTTTATTCTGGTGGTAACGTAGTCCTTCTTTTCTTCTCTATTCTGGAGCATGTTATCTAATACGCCACCAGTTCCTTTCTTGACAACACCCATCTTATCCAAGATACCACGCACGGTGAATAAGTCCTTTATATTGCCACCAATGCCGGCGATCTTGGTTCCGATATTTTTCTGTTGCCTTCTTCCAGTTGCTATGTCAGTTATATTTTGTATGCTATTGTTTAAATCTTCAAACTCTTTCAGTAGTTTATCGTCCGCTGCTTCTTTCTTGTTTGCTCGAATTTCATCGAGTTTCATTTGCCTTTCGGATCTATCATTTGCCAACTTGAAATATTTTGTGGGCGATGGTGAGGCACCTGATGCTGCTATCCCAGGTATTGCTGCAGCAGAAGGACCGAATTGCGCAGCTAATTCTGCAAGAGTCCCATGAGGAGTCCCACCAGAATTGGCCGCTGCTACTTCTGCTAATTTTGCTTGGGCAGCGAGAAGTTCGTTCAGTTTTGTCATTGCCATTATATTACCTTTTTATTTTTCTAACCTCTGTTTTTCTTCTTCTAAGAATCGTATTAGAAGCGATATGTACACATCTCTTTCAAACGGGATCATTCCCTCAATTTCTGAAAGTGAATATTTATGGTACTGCATCAACGCAAAATTCATTTGGTAATAATTTTGCAAATCTTCATGACAGAGGTTTATTAAAAAAAACTGTTAATGCCTTCCAGAACCTTGTGATGTGCTTTGTTGCACACAGGACAAGTATAGTTTATCTCTTTCTTGAGTCTTGGCATTGTTTCAAAGAATGTTTGAATATTCTTGAATTGTTCCGGAGTTAGGTTTTCCACAAAGGCAACCAATTCTTCCTTGGTCTGTTCCTTGGCATGGAATAACTCTGATCCAGTATAGATAGATTCAATGGAGTCAATAATAATCGACACCACTTGATCGAAGTCGGAACTATCTACATCATCGACCAACTTCATCATGTCCATGGTTGGATACTTCATTATCACTCCAACATCGGCAAATAGTGCTATCTTATTTGTATGTGTCGGTACTTTTGTTACTTCCAGTGTGGTAAGATCAATTACTACCCGCGCCTTTGCCTTTGGGTCATCGGGGCAATCGTCGCAACCGAATAGTAACTCAACATTCTCGCCAACTGACTTAGCACGGATCTGACAGAAAAGGTACTCAAGATCAAAGGTTGCTAACTTATTGACATCTAACTCATCCAGGACACATGCCTTGATAACTGCCTTCAAGGTATCGACCATGACGGTCATGTCTTCACTCTGCTGGGCAATCAATAATGCCTTCTCTTCCTTCACAAAGAATTGACGGTACTTCAAACTCTTTCCTGTGGATGGTAAAATCAGATTATATATTGTCGCTGTATTTAATGGTAATGCCATTATGTATTCTCCTTATTCATATTCTGTATAAACTTATTCAACTCACTGGTGCTGCCCACGAATATTGCGTTGTTCTGCGTTATCTGCTTATTGCTTGATTCTTCTGCCTTGCTTGGTATGTCCAGGCGGCGTTTCTTATCATGTAGGTCTAGTAACTGTGAATTTACATCGGACAACTGTTTCATGAGGTTTCCCACTACCTCAAATGCCCGTGGGTGTTCAGTGGACTTGGCAATTTCCAGGGCATGGAATAATGCATCCTGTCCCAATTGTAATAATGAGTGAAGGTTATTCCGAGTTCTGTCATAGTCAGACTCAATCTTATTGGATCCTTGGGGTACAACTTGGTTATCCGCTGTTATTATGTCCCCAGTCTTCACTTCAATTGCCTCAATATCAAATACATCTGATAATCTATCATCTATTTTCATTTGATCCTTCAACTTCATTATTAGCGTTACTATTTATACCGATACCATATGATCCGGAATAATTATTCTCCATGGCAGTTATCTTTTCCTTGCCCCTGGACCATGCCGTTACGCCAAGTATGGCACCGTATGCCATGTGGAATAGACCGGCACCCTGTAGGGTCAACGGCACCCACTGAGTAATTGATATGCCCTGATGTGCTTGGAGTATGCTCCAGAATATTGGGAACAGGGCAAAGTCCAGAATACAGATAACCATATAGACCCATGCTGCTGCCGGACGCCATCTATGGTTGAACCAGTCCGTGAACTGTTTATCCTTGGCGACTGCCATACTATACCCCGTAATGGGTTACCGGTGCCACGAACGAAGTAACTCCTGCCGGTTCTGGCAATACAGATAGATTTGAATTTACTTTATTTTGGAATCCAAGGAAAGAACTGGTGTATCCACTAGTCAAGAAATTCACGCCATAGTCGAAAAATCCCTGTATACTGGATAATCCAAATCCACCGCTCTTATTGATGTTCTTTGTTACATTACCAAGTGATTCCTTGGTTGATCGCCAATACTTATATTGGAATGTCACGGATAATTTCATTATTTGTGTGTTG